TACAAGTTCCAGTTCATCACCCTAGCTGGATTCCACAACCTAAACAACAGTATGTTTGAGCTGGCACATGGATATGCTCGTGAAGGTATGACCGCATTTGTCAAAATGCAGGAGCAGGAGTTCGCCAATGCTGCGATTGGGTTCGAAGCGGTCAAACATCAGCGTGAAGTAGGCACTGGCTATTTCGATAGGGTTACAACTACTATCGAAGCAGACGCATCAACCCAGGCTCTGAAAGGATCAACAGAAGAGGAACAGTTTCACTGATGCGCAAGTTTGCCTGGCTGCCCCGCCGTGTTTCCAGCGGAAGGGTGGCCTGGCTTTCTTGGTATTGGGAATATCGTTCCCTCTATGATGAGAACACTGGAAGGCCACCTCTGGACAGCCTTTATTTCGTTTTTACCGAAACGGAAAAAGAAAAAACATTCCGACTCTTACGGGAGTCGGTGATATATAACCGCAATGTATGGAATGATCCCATGCTAGCAAAGGATGATAAATGTTAGAAACAATCTGTGATATACTAGTAGAAGCATATAAGCGTAATTGGATTACCAGTCGTGATGGCAACATCTCGATCCGTCATCATGACAGAGATCATTTTTATGTGACTCCTAGTGGTGTGCGCAAGCAGACTCTGCAACCTGATCAGTTCAAGAAGATCAAGATAGTTGAAAGAGATCAACCATTCTGGCAGGAAATGCCTTACAGTGAAATAAGCCAAGGACTACGGCCTACCGGAGAAATGCCTCTGCATTTTGGGTTACAAAGAAAGATATACTCTGACGAAGTGCGTGTGGTCACGCATATCCATCCTACTTATATCGTAGCTGCCATGCATGCAGGTATAGAACTGTCAGAGCTGGCCCTACATTTTCCCGAACTCAGCCGCTACACTAGGGTGGCTCCTAACGTGGGAGATGTGGCACCTATAAGCCAAGAGCTAGGTGATCAATGCCATGAAAAACTAGGGTTAAATCCTGATACAGGTGAGCTTAAATATGACATAGTTGGTATCAAAGGACACGGGGTCGTGGCCATAGATCAATCGCCGTGGCGGTCCTTTGAACACATTGAGAGATTGGAACACATCTGCAAGATAGTTCTAGCCTCAGGAAATTACTAATGACAGCGATAATCTATACCCTGGTAATGGTTCAACTTACCATAGCCTGTGTTACTCTATACTTACATAGAAGCATGACACATAAGGCAGTCTTGTTCCATCCTGTGGTCGCGCACTTCATGAGATTTTGGTTATGGCTAACCACCGGTATGAATACTCGTGAATGGGTAGCTATACATCGTGCCCACCATCAGCACAGCGACACAGAACGGGATCCACATAGCCCCAAACACTACGGCATTTGGCGTGTTCTGTTTCTAGGGTGGAAATTGTATGTGGATGCTCGTAAAAATAAACAGATGATCCGTGAGTTAGGAGTAGGAACGCCCGACGACTGGATCGAAGAAAACGTTTACACTCCCCACCCCCTCGCAGGAATTCTTATAATGCTGGTCATAGACTGCTTGCTCTTTGGTCCGGGCGTGGGATTATTAGTGTGGGGAGTACAGATGATCTGGATACCCTTTTTTGCAGCCGGAGTGATCAATGGCATCGGCCATTTCTGGGGATATCGTAACGTCAAAAACGGTGACAGCAGCCGTAACTTATGGCCTTGGGCATTCTGGATCGGCGGCGAGGAGCTCCACGCTAACCACCATGACAACGGTACCGCTGCTAAGTTCAGCCAAAAGCCCTGGGAATTCGATATAGGTTGGATGTATATTTCTATCCTAAAGTTTTTTGGATTGGCTAAACTTCGAGGACAATAAGAAAGGGCCTTCTCGGCCCTTTCTTTTCACTTCTATAAATTATACGTCCGCTATGCGGATATCATATCATTTTAATTATTTCTTAGCTGCGCCGTTGTTGACAAAAGCATACATCTTTTCAGCAGCTTCTAGCACTTTGTCTAGACCTGGAAACTCAGGCATATCTACTTTAGATACGATCTGACCAGTCTTTTCGTCGCGCTTGGTTGACATTTCCCAACCCTGCCACTTGTAGCTGAACTCTTGTCCAACGATATCTTTGGCCATATCTAGAATCTCTGTGCGGATTTCATAGCCATTCTTGTTGAATTTTACTTCTGGTGCTTTTACTTCTGGTAGGTTTAATCCATTGTTTGACATAATTTTCTCCTTTGTGTGTGTATGTCTGTACCTTAGGCGGTACCTTCCTTCTTAGGAAACAGATATTTGCTAACTGAATCCACAGAATACTTAGCCATATCGATGGTGTTGTTCACAGCCATCTTGGCGAATTGTGTTTGTGCATCGATATATGCGTGGGCTGCTTTGTTTAGAGCAGCGTCTTTGAAAACTTGATCAGCGATGATCTTTTTAGTGTTTTGAAAATTTTCAATATAAAAATGTGGTGTAAACATCTACTTCTCCTTGTGTGTGTTTGTGTTATTATATATCTTGTTTAGACAATAATCAACCTTTTTCTGGCCGTTGTGCAGGCGAATTTAACCATTCCCACTCTTCGTCTGTAACTGGCCACCATTGTGTGTCTGCCATTTAAAATCTCCTATCTTGTTCTATGAGTTCTATAAATCTCTGGCAATCTTCCCAATCATCGAAGCTCCTAATCAATTTTCTTTTCGCAGGAGTGATTGACTTGACCCAGATATCATCGTCGCTGAACTGTGCGACTACGGTGACATATCCCCATTGGTTTCGCCAAGGACCCCACGTGTGATAAGGTACTTCTTCGAAACTCATTTTAGTCTTTTAACATTATGTTTCGAGCGAGATCGTGTCTTCCCATCCTAGAGAAATACGTAGCGGCCCGTGCTCTGGCTAATCCGTCAGCAACAGCTATTAGATAATTCCATGCTTTTTTCATAATTTTGCATCTCCTTTTAAGAAACGTCGGCGTTCGAACTCCTCGGTAAGGCGTTCGATATCATATAGATTCTGTGGATTCCGTGATTGGATGTAAGAGTCTAGTTCCCCACCATAATTAGTAATGGAGAACATAGATTTGATTTTATCAAGAATTGTCTGTATCATAATGTGTAAGCCTCTGTGTATCAGTATTTATACTGAGATGCTGCAATCGCACATAAAATAGACATTTTATCGAGAACAAGAAATTGAGTAAATACTAGACCAGGAAAGGGCCTATGAAACTACGCACTAGATCAATACTGCAGGAATTAAACGAAATAGCTGAAGTAAGAAACACAGATCAGCTGATAGAAAGTCGAGCCACCAACATAATAAATTCTGCGATAAATCTCCTAGAAAGCATCCATAAAAACTACGATGCAGAACAGGCCGACGAACTAGAGCGTAGATTGATCAACGCTATACGAGGCCAAGATCCCAGCAAATTTGTGCGCGGAGTCCGAAGAATAGCAGAATCTCGAAAGGTCAAAAGAAAATTAGATGAAAGCAATGAATAAATTATTCGAGGGCGGCAACGTATTCAAAGGTCCGGACAAAGAGCCACTGACACGTAGAATTAAACGTGAAGAAATACCTACCACCATCGCTTTTTTAGAAAAATCCACAGGTGTAGATTTTACCACAGACAAAGATGAAGCAGGAGTTCCAATCAAATGGTTAGGAACCACAGGCCGTAAAGCTGATTCGGGAGACTTAGATCTTTCAGTGGATGCCAATGAATTAGACAAGAAAGAGTTTGCACAGAAACTCGTCGGCATTTTTGGCAAAGATAGCGTGAAACTTTCAGGTGACAGCGTACATCTAAAAACTCCTATCAACGGCGATCCTGCTCAAGGGTTCGCCCAAACAGATTTCATGTTCAGCACCAATCCAAAATTCCAGCAAGGTAGCATGCTAGGGGGAGGTGAGGGCAGTCCCTATAAGGGCGAACATCGTCACATCTTACTCAGCAGCATCGCTAGAGCTAGAGGACTAAAATATTCACCAAAGTTTGGTCTAGTAGATCCAGAGACTAACGAACCTGTGGCAGGCGGCGACGACTGGAACACCATCTCCAAACAACTGTTAGGTCAGACAGCCTCAGTCAAGGACATACGTTCTGTAGAATCAATAATCAGCTATATTAAAAAACTTCCTAATTATGAAGATCTGATCGCAGCCGCCCAAGAGACGCTGAGCCGTTCAGGAATCGAGTTACCTAAGAAAGAAGCTCTAGAACATTATACTCCTAACAGTCCTAGCTGGATGCGCAAGATCATGGATATGGTAAAATGAGGGCTTGGGAATTATTATTAGAAAATGAGTCACCTGCTCCGAAGAAAGTAGGCAGAGAATTCAATCACCTCGAAGATCTAGTGTTTACAGAACCTAAAGGGGCTCTTCGTGCTATAGAAATACTCAAAGGTCTTAGCAGTCCAGAGACGAAGATCTCTATCAAGTGGGACGGCAATCCCACTGTCTACTGGGGTCGCGACGAAGATGGTACTTTCCGCATGGTAGGTAAAAACAACTGGGGACGTGAGGAAGGCAAGAGCTCTAGTCCAGAAGAATTAAAGTCCTTTATAATGAGCAGGGGCAAGGGCGAAGAATGGCGTGAAAAGTTCGCTTCAGATATGGCCAGCCTATGGCCCGTATTTGAACGAGCTACACCCAAAGATTTCCGAGGTTATGTCTACGGTGATATCTTGTTCCATCCAGGAAAGCCCTATGAAGGTGCCAATGGATCGATGTCATTCACACCAAATCAAACTACCTACTCAGTCAAAGGTAATTCAGAAGTGGGCCTCAGGATAGCCAAAGCCAAGATAGCTGTAGCTGCTCATAAAGTTTTCAGCTATTTCGGAGACAAGAGCGGCGAAGATTTTGATAACCCGGAAATTTTTAGCAGCAACCCAGAACTGGTCGTATTTGGCCAGACTTATACCAGTCATAGACCTGCAGTGAATGCCGACAACCTCACTGCCATCTCTAAGGCAGCTAACGCTAGCCAATCTAAGATAGATCAGTTTCTAGCACCTATACCAGGACTTAGCGATCTACAGAACATCATCTATACCTATGTGAATCAGCGCAGCCGAGAGAAACAACTGGACAACATCGATTCTGAAGATTTCTTTAATTGGCTAAAGTCTAGTAAAGTTAGCCCAGGTAAACAACAGAAGATCGCCGATCACCCACAGATAGCTGTGATGAGCGATCTGTTCTTTTTAGTCAGAGAACTAATGAAAGCCAAAAACGAAGTGATCAGAGAGCTCGATGCTGCCGAAGGTGATATCACAGCTACCACAGGAGGCAAACCTGGTGGTGAAGGGTATGTTAGCGGCAAAGACTCTGTCAAACTGGTACCTAGAGATCGCTGGACTCCATTTAGAGCCGATTAAACAGCCAATCTGCCGATTTTTTCTGCCAAAATATAAATAATAATGCCGGTCCCGGAGCGGGACTGAG